CTGCTGCGTTGGTACCGCTGACACGGTGGTGTATCGCTGCGCAAACCCGCCGATGCGGCCGGTCACCAGACTGAGCGATCCGCCGCCCGTACCGTCGTAGAGGCCCCAACCGTCGGCGACGCCATCCGCGTTGCTGTCCAAGTCGAAGCTGTTGTTGCCGACCAGGTTCTGGCCCCCGATGTCGAGCAGCGCTTTGTCGGCGGTGACGGAGTTGGGGGCGAGGTTCCGGGACAGCACGATTACATCGGCGAGGTCGCTGCTGCCCACCTGCCCCGTCGTCGCGCCGTAGCCATTTGCGCCGCCTGCTGGCAGTGTCGACAGAATGCCGTCCACCGACTCCCACTTGATCCAGATGCGCCACCGCACGCCCAGCGAAGTAGGGTGCGCGAAGATCGTGCCGGTGAACTCGGTGATCTTCACCGCATCAGTGAAAATGGGCAGTGCGCCCGTGCCGCTGTAGATGGCCCCGAACACATGCGTGCGTGCGTGGCCGTGGCCTTGCGTGTAGCTCGGCGCTGCGTGCTCGATGATGAGCGCGCTGAACGTGGGCGTTACCAGCAGGCTCGTGGGTGTGGGGGGAGGCGTCAGGTCTTTGACATACACAGCCCCCGATTCGCCGGTTGGCCCGCGTGGGCCGATCGGACCCGCCGAACCTAAGCCCGCGCCCGGCCCGCGAATGGGCGAACGGCCCCCCGAGCGGGCCATGTAGTTCGGGTCAAGCTCGATGATGCCGCCGTCGACCAGGTCGCGCACCGTGATGCCCCGGTCCAACAGGTCGCCGCGCTTGCCCAGGTAGGTCGAAATCGCCTCGCGCGCCCGCTCGTTGAACGTCGAGGAACTGGCCGGGGGCAAGTCTTTGCGGTCGTCGCTCATTTGGCAGCCAGTTCTTCCATGCTGTGGGCCAGGCTGATGCCTTGTACGGCCACGTTGGCGGACACCTCGACCTGCACGTTCCAGCTGTAGTAGCCGCTCGGCAGTCGAAAGGGCTCAGGGGTGGTTACCGTGCGCGTGTGAACCAATGCCCCGTCGGCGTAGAGCTTGAACGTCACGGGGTACGCATCCGCCACTATCTCAGCCACTGCGAACGCCCGGGTCGGTTTGGGCAACTGGAACAATTTGCTCTTGAACGTGGTCATCAGAGCCGTGCCCGCATCCCATTTCTGGATGTTGGTGCCGTTCAAAACGTACAACGCGTCTTGCAGGTCATCGACATACACGGCGGCCGCGCCGAAGTCGATGAAGTAGATGCCCGCCGGGTTCGTCGGGTCGATCATGAACCCCTTGTATACGCCTGGGCTGGGCTGGTAGAAGCCTAAGTACCGGCGCTCGTACATGCACCCCACGATCGTCTCGGGCTTCAGGGCTTGCCAGTCTTCGCGGAGCATCAAGCCCTCGGTCAGCAAGCGCGGGCCGCCGCCGCCCAGGTAGGCCAGGCCGTCCGGGGATGCCCAAGCGACCCCATGACCCATACCCACTGCGGAGTCTGCCGACACGCACGCCTGCAAATACTCGACGGGCTGCTCGTCCAGGGCCTCGGGTGTACCGCCCTGAATCACAGCAGGCTTGCCCGTGGTCAACACCACCAGGGTCTGCCCAAACGTCGCCAGGGCCACGGGCGTCACATCCACGGGCACAACCTCGTAGCCGATAGGCCAGGCGTAGAGCGTGTAGGGCACACAGAACCGGACGCCCCGGCCCGAGATGCCCGCCACCATGCCGTTCCACATAGGGGTCAGGCGCTGCAATGTGGGTTCCGTGATGTTCAAGGCGCCGCCCTGCGGAACCCCTGGGGCCGGCAGCCAGGTCGTGGTGGGCAGTACCTCGCCAAGCGCCCGGTTGTCGTCCGTCGTGGCCGAGCCTGACGACGCAATATCGCGCAGGAAGAAGAAATCGGCCCCCGCCGAGGTGCCCTGTGTGCGGTAGATGCGCTTGAGCGTAATGCCGTAGTTGCCCGAAGGCGCAGCGGCGGCGGCGGTAATGGCCACGGTGTCATCTTGCTTGCACACAATGGCGGCCGACACGGGGCCGGGTGCGCTTTCTTCGCCTGCATCAGTGACGAAGGTGTACAGGTAGTACCGCGTTTCCATCGTGGCGCTGGCGCCGCCCGACGCACTCAGCGTGGGGGCCGTCGTGGGCGCGGGTACGCCCAGCTCGCGGGAAGCTACCGGCGCGTTGGCGCCCAGGGCCTTGTACACGTCGGTCCACTTGGGGGTTCCCGACCCGGTGTAATAGGTGCGCTCGCCCGAAGCTGTCGTGTCGTACCCACGAACCACGCAAACCGACGTGGTCCACGACAACCAGTAGTTGGTGTCGCTGGGCGTGTCGCGCCCCATGCGGTAGATCGACAGACGCCCCGGTGCCACGGTCGCCACATTGGCCGCTGACTTCCAAGGGCGCAAGTCCCCCCGGCCGGGCTTCTGGTTGATCGACGCTACGCCGATCTGTTCGGCCAGCAGCTTGGGGTGGAGCGCCAGGTTGGCCCCCATGAAACCTGCGAGTTTGATGATCATCGCGCGGGCGTCAAGGCTTGATAGGAGCGCTGGCAGAGCTGGCCGGCGAGCCGAGCCGCATCTGCATATTCGCCAATTGTTCCCGCAGCGTCGTCAACCCCTTGGAGCATGACGGCAAGCAAATCGGCGGGGGTGTCGGCTGCTTCGCTGCTTGCGGCAAGGGCGGAATCTCGCGGCGCACAACGGGCGGCGGTGGCGAGTTCTTGGGCACGGTTTCGCAAGCCGACAGCAGCAGTGCGAGCAGCGGCAGCATCAGCTTGAGCAGCCACACGGGCGCGGTGTTCGGCATCTTGAGCCTCCTGAATAGTGTTACGTTCCCTGACTCCCTTGGCCGCCTCGTCCGCGACGGCTGCGGCCTGGTCGGTGGCCGCCTTGGCGCGGTACGAGGCGAAAGCGGCGCGCTCCGCTTGGTACAGCGCTCGCGCGTTCAGCGCTTGTTTGGTCTGATACCCAACCCCCGCCAGGGCCAGTAGCAAGGCGACGGCGAGAACGGGCGCGAACAGCCGGGCCATCATTGGGCGGCCATGCACGTGGCATGTCGTTCTTGGGCGCGCATCCAAACACCCCGGCATTTGTTGGCGGGCACCGCGCAGTCTTTACCCGCTGCTTTGCGCCCGTCGAGCGTCAAGTAGGCGGCGCACGCCTCGGCATACCGGCCCGCGTTGATCGCGGCCACGACCGGGCCACGGCAGGTGCCCGCTGCGCCGCGCCAATAGCTGAAGTTCACCAACACGTCCCACTCGGCCTGACTCACGGCGCCCGTGACGCATTTGCGCAGCACTGTTTCGTCTTTGGCGATGTGCGTCACGGACAGGCGGATCGCGGCGGGCGGCGCGATCGTGTCCCCCATCTTCACAGGAGCGCCGTCGACTTTGAATGTCGACCCGAAACCCAGGGTCGGACGGTCGCCCGGGATCGGCACGACCGCTGTGGAAGTGAACCCCTCATGCGCGATTAGTGCCGCAAAACCTGCGGCGCTCAGGCTGAATATGCCAACGGCGAGCCTAACCTTGGTCATAGAAATCGCGGAAGTTTTGGTGTTCGCGCTGCCGCAGCTTGTACTCGGCGTGCCTGTAGTACCACTGCACTGCCAGGCCCACCACGGCGACGATGGCCCCGATAAACATGGCAATGTCGTTGGACGTGTACCCACCCCAAAAAAGCGTACCGCTGCCCGTCACGGTGGCGATCAGGGCTTTGACACTGGCAGACGCTGCGGGGTCGGACGCAAAGGCACCGACGCTTTTATCAAGGTCATTCATTTCAGGCGGCCCCTACGATCTGACCGGGGGCGTTCACCACGGGGGCGGCCAGGACTGTGGCCTTGATCTCCAGACCCAAGCTGTTCGCGGCAGCCGTGTAGTGGGCCTGCGCGCGGGCCACGTTGCCGGCGTACTCGGCGTCCTTGCTGTAGGCCCGGTACAAAACCAAGTCGAGCACGGCGTTGGCAAACACATCCGGCACGTTGATATTCCCGGTCACCGCCGTGTAATCGAGGCCCGCCGCCGGCTCGGTGATGTCAGTCGGGTACACGGCATAGACCGCGTTGACGACAGCGCCCGAGGCAGCGGCCGGGGGGTAGACGTAGAAAGTGCGCGGGTCGCGCGGGTCGTACATGAAGTGCTTGATCGAGGTCACACCTGTCAAGCCGTGCCACTCCGGGGTCTGCTCGTCAAGCGGGCGGCGCGGCACCTGCCGAACCGCAGCTTTTGTGCCCGACGTGTTGTTCGGGATGTCGATCAACTTCACCGCGCCTGCGGGAAGCGATTGGCGCGAACCCCCGACTAACACGATAGACCCGAACGTGCTGAAAGCATCGGGCCTGTACAGCGCAATCTCGCGCTGCGCGTCGTTGAGCCAGCGCACCAGCTCGTCGGCGGGCCAGCGCACGCTGGTCTTGTCTTGGATGATGTCGGTGGCCCGGCGGACAATCGACTGTGCGGTGATGGGCATTTCGGTTTCCTTTAAGCGAAGGGGCGCATACGCACCGATGTGTTGCTGACGACGCGGCCCATGTACGACTCGCGTTTCGCGCGGTTGATCAGCGCGCGGTACACAACCGTGGACCTGACAGCTTCAACATCGGAGCTGTAAGGCTGACCCCCCTGGCTCGCCACTCGCAGGGCCGCTCCGGCAACGAGGGCCTCCGCCCAGTCATACCAGAGCGTGTCGTCCACCGTGGTCGCTGTGCGTGCGGGCCGGGTAGCCACGCGAACCGTCAGCATCTTCAACGCCTGCGCGTCGGGCGCCGGATATATCGTGAGTACCCCGCGTGTACTGAGCAGCGCACTGGCCGGGGCGCCGCTGGGGATGTTGTCGGCGCCGATGGACGGGAAGTACGCCAGGGGGCTCCCCACAGCGTTCGGGGCTACCAGGTCCAACTCCCGCGTGCCGTGCCATACCGCCACGACCCGAGCAATCTCAGTGTCGGTGGGTAGGGCGACGTTGTAGGTGGAATCGTTCAACACCGTCTGTACGGGGTCGAGGGTCAACTGGATAACATTGGTTTCTTCACAGAAATCAATCGCAGCGTCAACGAGCGCCTGCAAGGCCATGGGCTCCGGGCAACCAGGCAACCGGGGCAGGAGTCGCGGCAAAAATATGCTGGTCGGCTGCATGTGAGTCCGTAATCTGGATGTGAAAAAGCCCCAACCAAAAATGGTCAGGGCTAGTCTAACACGTTAGACCGTTGCAGTCTATTAGGCCACGACCATCGAAGCCAAGCCTTCGCCCTTGACGACCTTGTAGCCGTACACATTCAGCGAACGGACGTAGTCGCCGAAGTCGTTCGGGTTGCGGATCGTTTCCATCTTGGTCACCTGCGACGCGAAGGTAATCGCGGACTTTTGACCGGCCAGGATGATGCGACGCTTCAGGCCCGAGGTGCTGGTGATGGAGCTTTCGCTGCCGTCACCGGACACCCAAGGCGTGTTCGCGCCGGCAACGGCTTTGGGCAGCTGGTTGGTCACGTACACCTTGAAGCGGTCGATCGCGCCGATCAGGCCGTTGCGCACCATCGAGGTGTTGTCACCCATGAACTGGGCTTGCGCCAAGTTCGACTGCATCAGCAGCGAGCGGGTGAACGGGTCAATCAGCAACCAACGATCCGCTTCGGGCACGTTCTGCTCGTCCAGCACCGAGGCCAGTTCCAAGATCTTCTGGAGCACGTTGCTGGGGGTCAGCGTGACGGGCGCCAAGTCGGTGCCCAGGTTGTAGTTGCCCGACTTCACACCGGCCGTAACCCCCTTGTTGGCTGCAACTGCGCCCGCGAACGTGTTGTAGATCACCGTCGAGTCGATCTGGATACGCATCTGCTCGGCCGCGTCGGTAGCAAACATGTCGATCAAGTTCGGCTTGGCCTGGTGCTCCAAGACATCGTTCACCTGGAAGGAAAATGCCTTGCCCTTGTCGATGTTCAATTCCTGAACGTCAGGGGTCGGAGCCTGGTACGTCAGCGCGGCGCCCGCGACGTAGTTCGACACGGTGATGGTCGGCGCGGTGTTGATCAACACCTTGTCGCCCATGCTGGAGATTTCCCCCTGCCAGTCGGTGTTGGCGATGTCGCCGTAGACCGAGGCCGCGTAGAACTTGGCGTTCAGCTTCGCCGACCATACGGACGGGATGAAGTTGCCCGAGTACGGGGGGTTCGTGTTGAACGGGGCGGCGACCGGGTAGATCGGGTTGGTATCGCGGATCAGTGCCATTTCAGTTCATCCTTAGATTCGGCGGGGGCGGTCGTCAATGCGACCTTCCGCCAAGGCTTCGTTGATTTGCGCTTCGATCTGGCCTGCTTCAGCTTCCCGACCTCGGTACACACCGCGTTCAATGTCGCGGTAGAACCCTTGCACCTGGCTGATGTGGAAGACGGGCTTCCCGGCTGATGCGGTCGGAGCAGAGCTGGTCGATCGAGGCGCCACTTGTTTTTCAAGGGCGGACACTGCGGCCTTCGGTGCCTGGGGGGCGGCGGCCGGCTGCAACGTCTTCTTGTAGGCAAGGAAAACCTTGGCCACGCGGTCAACGTCACGTGCTTCACCAGCGACGGTCAGGGCTTGCTGGCGCGGGACGCCGTACACCTCGTCAACCTCGGACAGCCAGGCCAAGAAGCCTTCGCTGACGTTGATCTCCGGGTAGTCCGGCACCTTTGCGGTCAGACGGCTGATAAAAACCTCGTCAGCTGTCTGCGCGACCGCACTGGTCGTGCCTTGCAAACTCTGCTCGATTGCGGCGAGCCGGCTGTCGAACTGGCGGGCGGCTGTGCCAAACATCGTCTCAGCGACGCGCTTGACCATGTCCACCAGGTCGGCACCAAAAACTTCGGTGTCCTTGGGGTCCGTTGGCGTTTCGACTTTCTCGGGCGGCCGTGGCTTTTTCAGTTCGCTCACGGTGTCCGTGAGTTGCTGAATCCGATCCTCGTAGCTGCGATGTATCCCCTGCAAAGCCAGGTACTTGATTTTAACGTCGGAGTACTTGGCGGCTAGCTGGGGGTCGTGCGAAACGAGCTTCGGGGCCGGTGCGGGCTCGGGCGTCGGTACGACTTCGGGCGTCGGTACGACTTCGGGCGGCAAATCTGCCGTGACTTGTGGCTCGGCCTGGGGTTCTTGCCCGTTGAATTGGGCTAAGAGCTGGTCCGCTTGATCGAGTTGCTGCTGTACGCGGGCGGGAAGTGCCATGATGTTACGCCTGGCTGGTTAAAGCTCAAGAAGTTGCGCCTGGCTTGTTAAAGCTCAAGAAGTTGGGCCGCGCGAGCGGCGAAATCACAGGCGTTTGACGGCCCGGGCTCCATCGAGGTTGTCGATTATGGTTTGCAGCTGCTGGGCCTTGCCCTGAGCGCGGCGCATCTGCTCCATATCCATCACCTTGATTAACACTTGGGTAACTTGCTCCAGTTCTCGGACCAGGTACAGCCTGAACCCCGGGTTATTCCGGGAGATCGACTCAAACAGTTCTTGGTCTTTTGGTGTGAGCATTTACTTAGGTGAAGGCTAACATAGCTAACACGTTAGTGTCAAGCGAAAGTGTCGGTGGCCGGTGCATCATTCATCAGGCGCCGCTCACCGGGTTTCTGCGAGGTCTGTGATGCCTCGCCCTGGGCCTGCTGCGCGGCCTGCTGCATGTTGGCCATGGCGATGCGCTGGCGCAGGATGCTGAGCGACGGCACGATGTCGTCCGTGTTCATGTCGAGCGTCTTGGCCGATTCGCGCAGCACCGCCGCGCGGCCTTCCATGCCCATGATCTGCATGTCGATCGGGTTGGCGGTGAACTGCAAGAACTCGTTGCGGCGAACCTGCGCCGAGTCTTTGGTTACCAGCGACATTGCGCCGCGCGCCACGATCTTCAGGTCGCCCTTGATGTCGGGGTCGCCCACGTAGCGCATGATGAACTCGTACAGCGAGCGCAGCACCGGGCTGATCACCCGCATGTCGATGGAGGCGATGGTCTTCTTGGTCGTCTTGCTGGCGTTGCCGATCATCATCGACATGCCCGAGGCTGTGCGCCCCGCCCCGCCTGCTGCGCCGTCGCCCGTCATGTAGCGCGGGATGCCCGTCACCTCGTCGGCCAGCGTGCTGAATTTCTCGAACACCGCCATCAACTCGTTGGCGTTGGACTGCGGTTGGAAAAACCCCATCGGGGCCGCTGTCGAGCCGTTCGGATCGCTGACCGTTTGCGTGATTTTCCACGGGTACAGCGTGGTGATGTCCTGGCCGGTTGCCAGGCGCTGAATGTCCACCCATACCTGCGGGCCGGAGGCGATGCCCATGTTGTTGGACAGCGCGCGGGCGCAGGCGTTGCACATGTCCTCGCAGTCGCGCATGGTGTCGTAGAGCGAGACGCCCCACAGCGCGCCCGGCACCCGCTCGAAGCTGTCGCCGTAATAGGGCCTGCGGTTCAGCGGGTCGGTGTTGATGACGGCCTTGATGACCCACTCGCCCACCAGCCATGCCTCGATCTCGTAGACCTTCGCCTCGTCCGGCACTTCTTCGGCCGTCAGGCCCCACTCGCGCAGCAGCTTGCCCGTGGCGCTGCCCCAATACTGGATCGCGTCGATCAGGTCGGAGCCTTGGGCCGGGTTACTGTTCGAGGCGCTCTCCAGGCGGGCGCGCTCGCTGTCGATCGTCAACCACTCGCGCAGGCCGCCAGCTGAATAGGCATCCATGACCTGGCGGATCGCGTCCTCGTTGTAGCCGTCCACGCCGATCAGCTCGCTGATGGCGCTGGGCTCCAGGCGATGGCGCTCGATCAGGAACCCGTCTTGCAGCGTGCGCGACCAGGGCGCGGGGTACAGGTTCAGGGCGTCGACGCGCTCCCAGTGCGGCTTCGTCTCGTAGGCGGCGGTGGGCACGCTGGTGCCATCCGGGCCGGGCGCCCAGGTCAGCGTACCCCGGCGCCGGATCACCGGGCCTTTGAGGAACGCAGTCGGGAACACCATCAGGTCGTCGATGAAACTGTCCAGGGCGTCCAGGAACCCACCTTCGTACAGGTAGTCCTCCATCTTCACTTCGGCCCGCTTGCAGCGCACCAGGGCTTCCTGGGCCACCGCAGCCTCGGCCTTCTCCTTGGCGTCGCGCAGCAGCTGGCGCACCTGGTCAACGTCCATGGGCGTCGGCCCCATCTCGGCCTGTTGGACCATCTCGGCCGCGCTGCGCAACAGGTCCGCCACCAGCTCGGGCGGCAGCGTCGCGTCGGGTGTCGGGTTGATAGTCCAGGGTTTGTCGACGCCTGTGCCCAGCACCACGTCGGCCAGCAGTGCCTTGGCCTGCCGCGCCTTGGTGGCGAACAACATCATGAAAATATCGGAGCTGCCCTGGGACTTCAACTGGGCCAGGCGCTCGCTGCTGTACTCGCCGCGCTTGCTGCGCAGGGCGTCCAACATTTTCAGCTCCACGTCCTGCTTGGCGATCTTGGCCAGCGTCCAGTGGCGGCGAATCTGCCCCACCAACGACTGCACGACGAGAGAGTTGTTGGCCAGGGCTGCCCGGTCGGCGGCGGCGCGGCGCTCGTCGGCCTGCATGGCCTTGAGGGGTTTGGCGCTCATGATCCCGCCGAAGCTGAACTCGCGCGAGGGCGCGGCCGGGCTCATGGGAGCGGGGGTCGATCCGAGTTGCAAGCCAAGGGGGGTCATGCCGGGTTCCAATCTAACACGTTAGCCTGTAATGTAAAGGGTCGTTCAAGTTAGTGCAAACTAACCGCGCCCATCTGCTCGTACTTCTCGCGCCCATCCATGGCTTTGTGGATCATCACGTCGTCGACCTGGTAGTCCTCGAACGGGTGGCACCAGCACGCGCAGTCCGGGCTGTGATCCCGCAAGTCGTTCCAGGGCATGACGTGCTCCCCGTCCCCGCTTTCGTCGACGATCCACCCATGCCAGTACGTGTCAGACGTAGACATATTTCGACGCCACCACGGGGCGCGCAGCGGGCTTGGTGTTGTAGGGCGTGCCGAACACCTGGATGTTGTAGTGCAGCGCCAGGTACTGGCCCGCATCGTTGATGTGCGAGTGGTGGGTCTTGTCCGGCGTGGTCGACTCGGCCCCGGCCGGGGCCTTCTTGAACCGATACCCCCACTCCAGCGAGTTGGCGTAGTGCGTGCATTCCGGGTCGATCCGAAACCCCGGCTCGCCGTCGATGACCCGCATCAGCAGCTGCTCCACCGCCGTGATCCGCCGCTCGGGGCTGTTGGTGCTGGCCTTGACCACGGTGTAACCACGCTGCTGGATCGCCTGCGCGATCGTTTTCTCGTCGACCTGGCTGCGCTGGAAGCACGCGGGGTCCACCACGAAGATGATGTTCTCGGGCCTGAACGCCTGGAACTTGGATCGCAGCAGCGGGATCAGATTCGTGTCCAGGAACCGCTCCACCCCCATCGTCACGTCCTTGGCCACATACGCCTCGGCCAGAATATTTACACGCCCGCGCGCATCTTGCTGCCCGATCACCGCCGCCGCCTGGAGCCCGTTGTCCATGCCCACGATCAACGGGCTGATGCCCTGCGTGACCGCCAACAGCGGCTTGGTAGACACATGGAACGACCGCTTGAACGACCCCTTGAACACCGGCCGGCCGGCATCTCCCGCCCCGAATTTGTTCTTCAGGTAAACGTTCGTCCAGTCCTCCGTTTTGCCCGCGATCAGGTTGTCGTAATACTCGGGCGCCAGGTTGTCCAGGTTCTCGGCGTCGGGGTTCAACGTGTCGTCGTCGAGCAGCGCCGGGGGCTGCATGAAAATGGCCACACCTTTCTGCTCAACGGTCATCAGGTTGTGCCAGAACCCGGCCAGCGGCGGTGGGTTGGTCGAGCAGATGATGCCGGGGTACGCCACACCGCCCGCGATGCGCGCCGGGTAGCGGTTCACACGACCTTGCAGGCCCGAGAACACTTCCGGGTCCACCTCGCGGCATTCCTCCACCCAGGCCGCGCTTGCCTCGTAGGACAGCAGCCGCCTCACGTCGTCGGGCGTGTCGGCCGCCAGCAAGCAGAACTCCGAGTGGACGATCGTGCCGTCCGGCAATCGGAACCGCGCTTCAAACACCTTTTCAGACAGCCGCCATTGACCCATCGTGCCCTTGGTCATCGTCACGAGCCAGGTGTCGATCATCGGTTTCACGGTCGTCACCAGCTGAGCGATGGTGTTGCGCAGCACGATGAACTTGGTCTGCCGGACGTTGTCGAACACCGTCTGGTTGACGGCCCGCTGCACCAGGTCCATGAGCGCCACGGTCGACTTGCCTCCCCCCACCGGCCCGCATATCAACTTGATGTACGACTTGTCCGCCAGGAACCGCTCGCCGGTCGGGCCGGGCTTGTAGCCGATCATGCGGTGGTGCCCAGCATGTCGTCCAGCTCGCCCATCAGTTCCGCCATGTCAACGGGGTCAGCCGCTCGGGCGGGCTTCGCCGGGGGTGCCCGGTCCAGCATCGGTAGCGCCTCGTTCTCGATCACCTCGACCATCGGCGCGCTGACCATCGTGGCCGCCATGCCGCCGTTCTGGAACACAAAATTGAACACCGGCAGGCCGGCATTTGCGTCGATCTTCTTGTCGATCTCGGCCCCGGTGGACTTGACCAGGAACTCGCTCGCTTTGCGCAGGTCGTCCAGGCTGGCCGCGCCCTCCATGTGCAGGCGCTCGATGTACGTCTCCAGCACGCCCAGGGTGGCCGATCGCAGCGCGGCCTGGACATCTTCTTTGTGTTGGGTTACGTCGGTGGTCATGTGGTCATGTGGTCATGTGGTCATGTGGTCAGGCGCAGAATGTCGTATTGCCTGGGCTTGCCGTGCCGGACGCTATGGATCGTCGTGGTGCCGTAGTCGTCCCGCAGCTTGCGAGCCAGGTCACGCCAGTTCTGGACGGACATCTCGTGGCCGTCCATACGCAAGGCACCTTCGATGAACACGTCGTGGCGCCCCAGGGTCTTCACGAACGCCACGCCCACGAAACTGACGCCTCGCGCGTACCCGCATTTGCCCTCGTACAGCCGTAAGACCCAACTGGCGATTTCGGCGTGCCAGGTTTCCATGGCATGGGGTTACTTCTTCTTGGCCTTAAAGGGGGTCGCCATCTTCGGCTTGCAGTCGCTTTTCGAGGCGGGCTCTTTGCCCTTGGCGGGCTTCTCGAACTTGGCGAAAGGGTTGGGCTTTTTCATTTTGGTCCTTGTTGTGGTTCCGATACTCACCGGCAGGGGGATGGATCAGGCCTGAATTACCAGGCGGCGCGTCGCGGTCAACAGGCCTTTGCTCTGTAGGTACAGCAGGCCGTTCTGGACATCGCTCGAATCCATGTCCACCGTGGCGCCAGTCGTGGCTATTTTGTAAAGCAGCATTTGCGCGCCAGGGTCTGCGGACATGACGATTGCAGCCAGTTCCGGCTCGGTGAACAGATCACGAAACTCCTTGGGCGTAATCTGCCGGGCACCAACGACCACGGGAATATCTGCCGGAGTCGCCAGTCGCACCACACAGTCCGGCATCGAATCCTGCGCGTCAGCCAAATCACGCGCTTCAAGCACGGCGACCAGGACATTGTTTTTAAGTGCAGCAACACGCATATTAAGTACCCCACTGAAAAATTGCCCAGCCAGCGCCACCACGGCCACCAGCACCTGAGTTAAAACCGTTGAGGCTGGCACCACCTCCGCCGCCACCTGACCCGTAGATGCCATTTCCACCGTCGCCACCCGCCGCAGTAGAACTCGATGAACCCGACATTCCGCCAACGGCTGCAAAAAATTGCCCGCGCTGGTAGCCAGTTCCGTCGGCACTTGGAGTTGCGTTATTAATAGTTGGGCCGCCATTCTGGATCAACGCGATGCCCGCAACGGTAAGCAAAACATCGGCCGCGCTGATAGACCCGCCAGGTGCGCCAGGCGAGCAAATCCCGTTA